ATCTTGTCATGCGTGGTCGCAATGCTAAACTCAGGCACATCAACATTAGGCACTCCATAAGACCTAAGCAAACTAGCTACATAATTGTTGTAGCCATGACCCTCAGCCATGGCTTTGTGATAATCAAAGGTCATTGCCTACACCCACAAAAGGCACAAACTTTCCTGTTGCCTTCACGCAATAACCTAGGGTCATTACAAGATACACAGCGGTCAGTCCAATTGACTATCTCAATCTCTACACCTTTGTCTGTAAATTTTGCTTTGACCCCATGCTGATCAATCATCTCCATGTCACCCACTTATTGACTCCTTAAAGTACCAGTTGCCGTTACTTGACTGGGATGCCCATTTAGCAGCGCAACCTTTACCACACTCACAGACATAACCCTGAAAAGGTTTGCCTGTAGTTTTTGAGATACCAGCTTTGAAGCGCATCCTTGTGCCATCTTCACATAGCTGCTCTGGCAGTGTGCCAGCCTCACGCATTACTATGTCCGGAGCATTTTTGACAGCTGCGGCAAAAGTTTCAGCGGCATGGCGGTCTTCACTTTGAAGATCATTTAACAAAGCTGCTTTTGGCTCTACTGACCAGCTTGTAGCTCTAGCCATTGACTCTTTAGGTGCAGTCTTGTTTGACCCTTTTAGCAGTGTTAGGCATCTAGCAATACAGCTTGTAGCAGTATCTTCCAGATACCACTTGCGCATGTGTGCAGGGTAGTCATCTCTTTCACCCTTGGCGTAATTACTTACAGCCGGATTTGTATCAGTGCTATCCCTGTACACATCACCCTTAAATACAACAATGCCTTTGTCAAGATTGATCTCTACCAGTTGTAAATTTATTCTGCCCATAGGAAAGCTTTGAATAAACCATCTATTTAATGTAGCAGCATCTTCATATTGAGTAAGATCTATCATTTCATTTCCTTATCCCAAAGACTTACAACCTTTTCCATAAGATATTCATTGTCAGCTTCAAGCATTTTTTGGCGCATAGATGGATGACTTCTTACAGTAAATTTTTCCACCTTTACACTTGATTGTTTGGCATCCTGTAAGCCACGCTTGTAGCCACTCTTAAATCCTTTGTCGTAGCCATTTTCAACTGCGACCATCCAAGTAACACCTATTAAAAGTGCAACTAATGTAAATAAACTAATTGTTATTAACCAACCATATATTTCAGAGCTCATATTTCACCGCTTCCTTGAACTTGTCTAACCAATAACCCTCAACCATTGCAGCTGAGAGCCTACCTCTGACCTGAGATGCGCCCATTGATTTATGAGCGTATGCCCTGATTAGAGAAGCTTTTACAAAGTGTGTGCGTTTGCTATCAACATACGCACCACTTTCTTTGTCATATTTAACAATTACCATGTCATCAATTTCATCAAGTCCTCTGGTAGATCTACAGGTGCTACATCATTTACTATTTTGTATTGTGTACCACTTGGATGTATTGATGGTGGTAGCACTACATAACCTTTATGTTTGATGTCTATGCCGGATATTAGTTTGCCCTTAAATTGCATAGGCTTTTGTACATAGAAATATATGTGGTAGCCATCATGTGTAGCTACAACATGTGTGTTGCATCTAAAACAGCGATCCAGTAGCTCATAAAACTTAGGATCTCTGCAAGCATTTCTGAAATCAAAATCAAGTACAACCAAACTAGATTGAGAGATGCCTAAACCAATGTTTAGCTCTTGATCTGCAAACCATTGATCAATCTTTTCTTGATCAAGTGTTGCATCTAAATAACCATGGCGTAAAAATCTAGCCGGCTCTTTAGATTGTTTTTTTAGTGGCAGTACAAACCAGCCCTTTTGTGCATACTCTGTAGCGTTCATGCGTTCACCCATGACCCGGAGTAGTTAGTTGTAAAACAATATTGGCTTATAGCATTATCAAAACTAATACTATAATCCCAGCGGTTTTGTCTTAGATATTCAGTAGCCAATAAAACTGAGGCGTAATTTTCTGCCCAATAAATAAACTCATGTGACCAACAAATTGTATCTTCAAAGCGATCTTTCTGAGTTAGCCAATCTGTTTCACCTGACCATTTCATTTGAGCTTCGGTTAAAGCTTCAAATTGATGTTTAGTAATTTTCATATTAACCCCCTTCAAGGTCAATTGCATTTACAAAAGCAATTAAAGCATAGCCCACTGACAAATGCAATTACCCAAAGGCTTTTCCTAGCGCGGCGAAACTGCCGTCTGTGTTGAATCGGATCATCTCAAAGCTTGGATTGCCACGCTTGATAGTCATAATTACTGCCCCAGCTTGCCAATTGGCATAATAACCGCCCTTGGCCAGATAGCGCATCTTAGAGATATTACATGTATGACCTACCTCTATACCTACTAAAACCCTCTGTAATCGGCCATTAAAGGCCTCTGAGTGGCATGTGTAGCCCATCCTGTGACTATGCCCTGAAATTACAGACCGACCCCAGCGTTTTGCGATATTCAACGCGCTTGAACCGCCGACCCTAGACAGGTTGCCTTCATCCCCATGGCAGAGTACAAACTCAGTGCCGGGGATCTCATACGGCTTTTTTGCAAAGTAGATGCCAAGATCTTCATAGCCCATAAACTTTTCATATTGCAGCTCTGGTAAAGCCATCAAGCCGGGTATCTGACTGACTGCACTAAATAACCTATCACCATGATTAGATCTTGAAACTACATCTGTTTTTAGATCATACAAAATATCTTTGCAAAGATCTCTGTCAGCATTTAGTGTTTGTTGAAATGACTCAGCTTTGCCTTGACTGTATTTAGAGATTGTATTTAGGTCAAGCTCATCACCTACATTTAATACAAGGTCAAACTTAAAAGTATTTACTAACTTTTTTAGATTGACAATCGCCTCATCAAATTGAAATGGTACTTGCAGATCACTACAAATTAAGTAGCGTGCGTTAAAAGACTTGTCGCGCTTAATCTAATTCCTCATCATCATCCCATGGCTTAGACAAAGGATCTTTTGTATCTACAATCCAATCAGGATATGATGACCGATCCATTGCAAAAGCTAGGCTTGTACTTTCATCCATACCAGCTTTGCGGCAAGCAAGATAAACTTCATTAGCTGCAATAGCCCAAAAATCTAATTTAGTTAAAGGCGTGTCTTTAGTTGTGCGCCTACGCTTTGCTACTTTTTTTACTTTGCGTTTAGTTGCCATGAGCTAATTGTAAATCATAAAACACCTGAGATAGCCCTGTGGACACCTTCCTCAAGACTAATCTTTGGTGTGTAGTAATCACTCATCATTGTTGGATCACCTACGCGGTAGGCCACCCCTGCCGGCTTGTCAGCCAATATATTAAACCTAGGCATCTTTGTAATTCCAAGAGTTTTTAAGGCTATCTGTGATAGCTCAAGGAAAGTGGTAGGTCTGCCTGTACAAAGATTGACTGTCTGATTGCAGTTGTTTTGTGCCATAGTCACTACAGCATCTACTACATCATCAATGTGTATAAAGTCCCTAGTAGTAGTTGCCCTGCCCCATATATCAAATGGATTTGAGTTAAGTATTGCCCTCTGCATTATTGAAGGGAAAGGGTAAGTCATATCTTGGTCAGTGCCGTAGCCACTAAAAGGTCTGAGGATTAAAACCTGTGTACCCATCTCACGCAGGTAACTCATTAACATCTCACCTGTTAATTTAGCCCACCCATAGCTCATATCAGGTGCGCCAATTTTCTTAAAGTTTAGATCTTTTTCTTTTAGCTTATGTTTTTTGTTTAAGGTTTGTAGCTCTGTTGGATAGGCAGCGGATGAGCTGAAATAAACTACATAAGGCTGCTCTGTAACCATGCACCAATTGGCAAACTCAGCATCAATGGCAAGATCTACAGCTAAACTTAAAGGCTCATTTTCTATTTGTTGCCGGCCACCTACAACAGCTGCAAGGTGTATTACAAGATCATATTTTTTTGTTTCTAACTTAAAAAAGTCCCGGCAGTCTGTACCATTTTTTAGATCTACTAAAGTCAATTGTGCATAAGGTAAGGCACGCCTAAAGGCTCTGCCTACAAAGCCATGTGAGCCGGTGATAAGGACTTTCATTTAAGTGCATGTACAAGATCTGCATACTCTTTAGATCTTAGGTAAGTTTGCAAGGTTAGTAAATCTTCTTCATACCATTTAACTTGATTAACTCTTTCATAACCTTCATCCATCTCAGCTTTACCAGCTGCCGGGTGCAGGTGTTCAATGATCACATCTGGTAGATAAACAAGACAGCCAAGATCTATTGCTAATTGTTTTACAAAGTTATCAAAATACAAATGTATGCAACCGGGAAAAGTAATACCTCTTAGCTGATCAACAATATCTCTGGTCATTGCAAAAGCTGTAGGCAGGTTTTGTCCTTGCAAAAGATCATCACCATAGGCAATGCCGGTCTTACCTAATAACGCTTTTTCAAAAGCCTTGTCCCAATCCAGCGATCTAGGCAGGTGATCATCACCCATAAAAATGTACAGATCATAAAGAGGGAAGCGACTGTAATCAAGTAGATGCACCGCAGCATCATTAAGAGCTTTGGCGCAACCGCCTGTCTTATTGTCCGAAGGCAAGCATTTATAGTCTTCATTTTTTGCATACTCATCCCATTTCGGATCATCATTATCTATTACAGCATATAGATCTACAGATGCGTTTGTGCCAAGAAAGGATGCAGCTAGTCTGGCCATGTTTTCAGGTCTGCCTCTAGTTGGCACTATCACGCAGCTTCTCATAGGAGAAGGGTATGCAGGTTAGTTTTTAGTTATCAGTATTTCATAAAGCGTGTCTAGCTTATTTTCTATGCGCCTGACTCTGCCCTCTAAATTATGCCCACCATTGTGGTCATCTTTAAGCTCTGACAAATAGTGTTTGACTATCCACCGAATACCTGCAAAAACAGAGGCAACAATTGTTAAAAGAGCTACTGCGAGAGCGGCCATGTCATTGGCACTCATTTACTATTGCGGCCAAAGGCCTTATCTTCGCCATCAAAGTATCTAATCAAAGGGGCGACTAGCGCACCTGCAAGGATAGATAGCTCAGGGCGTATGTCAGCTACTAAAGCTAAAGCTGTAGTGACAGTAGCAGCGGCTAGACTGCGTAGATAGGATTTGATAATTGCCTTTTGTTTTGCGCTTAGTTTCATTTTATTCCTAACTGTTTGATTTTATTTTGCACTTGATTTTTATTCATGGCTATTTCAAAGTGCATTTCATCCTTACGCTTTTTGTAGTTGCCGCCCCAAGCCAAGCCATACTTAACTAAAAGCAATTGTATAGTATTTCTTTGCTCTTTTGTAAATGTATTTGACTTACCTAAAGGGTGTTTTGTAGCGTTCAAATCTACAGCTGTACCGGATGAGTGATTGCTTAGGACTTTATCTGATCCTCTAGTCATCCTAAAAGCATAACCCCAGTCATCTAATTGACCTTTATCAATAGGCTCTACAAGCTCATGAAACTCTTTACAAAAGGCAACAAGTATTGGTGCTACATCTTTGGCACATGCAATTTTAATAGATGTACCAGAGATAACAAAAGATTGTATGCCTATAGCTTTGCGGTCTTCACTAGCCGGCCATCCATTAGGACTTGTTAGCTCAATAATTCTTGCCATCCATTACACACTTCCTCAAGATTGTGCTATAAACCTAAAGCCCTTAAATCATCAGTAGTTAA